AGAAGTAACGCCAAATATACCTGCTGAATGGCTTGCGGAAATGGGACAAAAGTATAACATAACTAGTTTAGGCATGGATTTATTTAGATATGGTGTACTTAAAAGAGCATTAAATGAGGTTGGTTTTGATGTAGAAAAAGATGGTGCTAATAATATCAAGATAATAAGACCATCTAATCAAATGTTTGTAGCACCTACTGTAAACTCTTTATTTGTTAATCATAATATTGTATATGGTGATTCTCCATTAATGCGCTGGTACACAAACAATGTAAGTAAAAAATCAGAACCACATGATAATATTTCATACTCAAAGATTGAACCTAAAAGTAGAAAAACAGATGGATTTCAAGCATTCATAGGAGCAATGGCAGCAGGTGGATTAGAATTAATTGATAGTGGTGATGTAGTTGAATTAAATTTAGGTTGTTATACCTATTAACTATTATGCATATAAGTAGTATTATGGTTGTAAGGAGTTGATAGTTGTGGGAATATTTAGCAAGAAAATTAATGATGGCAATATAGAAATGGCAGCAAAACATATTAGTGGATTAGAAAAAATGTATATAAAAGATATAATGATTTATGCTACATGGAACAATAGCGAGAGAAGTATAATTTTTAAAAATAGAATTTATACTAAAAAACAAATAGAAAAAACAGTAAATTTAAGTATTGATAAAATAAATAGGATTGAAATTGTTTCAGAAAAAGAAATTATAGAAAAAGGAAAGAGCGTTGGCGGTAGAGCTGTTATAGGCGGACTCTTATTAGGACCTTTGGGATTACTAGTTGGTGGAATGTCTGGAATTGGTAAAAACAAAACAACAAAAATTAAAATGTTTATGGTTATAAATTATGATGAAGATAAAGTTATTACTCTTGAACTTCCATTAATACCTATTAACTCAAATAAATTAACATTAGCAGTAAGAGAACAGTTAAATTTACCTAATCAAATAAGTCTTTAAAACAAAGCACTCTATAACTAGGGTGCTTTTCTTATGCCCAAAAGGAGGTGATGAAAATATATGAATAATGGATTTATTAACTGGATGAAAAGCTTTTTGGGAGTAGGAGAAACAAAGGTTAACACGACAGCTACAGTGATTACTACAGGACAAAAATTAGCAATAGAAATATTTGCAATACATTCTGCAATCAATTTGATAGCTAGTAGTATTTCAAAATGTGAATTTAAAACTTATATGAAAGGGACTGAATTTAAGGGTGATGTTTATTATAAATGGAACATTGAACCTAACAAAAATCAAAATTCTAGTCAATTTCAGCAAGATTTTATTTCCAAACTACTATTTAATGGCGAATGTTTAGTACTACCAATTGGGGACCAACTAATAATTACAGATAATTTTTATCAAGAAGAATTTGCAATTTCAGAAAATACTTTTAGTAGTATTACTAGTGGAACTTTGAGTTTTAACAAAACTTATAATATGAGTGATGTTTATTACTACAAATTAAACAATATAGACATAAGAGCTTTGCTAAGCAATTTAGTGAAAGGTTATAATGACTTGCTTAATATGTCTATAGGTAAATATCAACGAAGTGGTGGCCGTAAAGGCATACTGGATATTGATTCAACAGCAAGTAACAATAAAGAATTTCAAGAAAAATTAGATATTTTGATGAACACTAGATTTAAAAAATATTTTGAATCTGAAAACGCCGTATTACCACTTGAAAAAGGTTATAAGTATGAGGAAAAAGGCGGAGAAGGAAGTAAAAAAAGTACTAGTGAAATTGCAGATATTGCAATAATAACAAAAGAAATTTTTGATAGAGTTGCACAAGCTTTTAAAATACCACCTGCATTGTTACGTGGTGATATAGCAGATATAGGGGCAACGACAGATAATTATTTAACATTTTGTATTGATCCTCTATGTAAAATGATAGACGAAGAAAATATAAGAAAAAATTATGGGAAAGCTGCTTTTTTAACTGGTAATTATATAAAGATTGATACGACTACGATTAAGCATATTGATTTATTTAGTATAGCAACCGCATATGACAAATTAATTGCTAGTGGTGGATATTCCATAGATGAATTAAGAGTAAAGAGTGGAGATGTAGCATTGAATACAGACTTTAGTAAACAACATTTTATTACTAAAAACTATCAAAAGATAGAAAGTTTAGGCCAGGAAACTACAGTTACTACAGTTACTAAATAAAAAATGAGAGGAGGTGATAATAATGGCAAAAACTAATTTCATAATTAAACAAGCAACAGTACCAGGAAGTATTGATTTATATATATATGATGATGTTGAAGGTGATGGAATGTCGTGGATGACTGGTGAAGTTATCGAAAGCGAAACGTCTGCAAATTATATTAAAGGTCAACTTGAAAATGCTAAAGATATAACTCAAATAAATATATATATTAACTCTTATGGTGGCGAAGTTAAAGAAGGTTTAGGAATTTATAATCTTTTAAAAAGGCATACTGCACAAAAAACAGTATATATTGATGGATTTGCTTGTAGTGTAGCGAGTGTAATAGCTATGGTGGGTGACAAGGTAGTAATGGGTACAAATACATTAATGATGATACATCATGCAGCTATGGGTGTATTTGGAAATGCTGAAGAACTTAGAAAAGCTGCAAATGATGTTGAAGTTATTGATAGTGCTAGTTGTTCAAGTTATCTGGATAAAGCAGGCGATAAACTAACAGCAGAAACACTTAAACAATTACTAGATGGTCAAACATGGCTTAATGCTGAACAATGTATACAATATGGTTTATGTGATGAAATAACAGGCAAAGAAGATGCAACAATTGCAGCAGCTAAACAAAGATTTAAAACATCAATGAAATTTGAAATAGAACAACATGAACCAGCTTTAAAGGTTCCACCAGAACTAATAGTACAAAAAACCAATGCTGAAAGATTAATGATGATTTTCACAAATAAAAATTCGGAGGTAAAATAATATGACAATTAAAAACAAAGATCTAATCCAACAGGAATTAAAAGATAGTTTAGCGGTGGCTATGAAGTCTACTGATGAAAATGCAATTGCAACAGCATTCGCAGCATTTGCAGAGGGTGTACAACAAAATGTTATGGAGGAATTTGAAACTTATAAACAAACAGCAGATAGTAATATTTTAACTAAAAGAGGTGTACACCAGTTAACATCTAAAGAAGAAAAATTTTATCAAAGTGTTATAGGAGCATTAGGATCAACTAATCCAAGACAGTCATTTACTAATTTAGATAATGCATTCCCAGAGACAATAATTGATAATGTTATTGCAGATATTAAAGAATTACATCCTTTACTTGCTGCAATTAATTTTACAAATACAACTCTTTTAACTAAGATGATTGTTAATAAGCAAGGTGCACAATTAGCAACATGGGGTCCTTTAAATTCTGCAATCACAAAAGAATTAAGCGGATCAATTGGAATGATTGATTTAACATTATGTAAATTATCAGCATTTATGCCAATTTCAAAAGACATGATCGCAGTAGGACCAGCTTGGATTGATGCATATGTAAGAGGAGTATTAAGTGAAGCTATTGCATTAGCAACAGAAGTTGCAATTGTAACTGGTACTGGTTTAAATGAACCAATTGGAATGGACAGAAATGTTGCGGATGATGTAACTGTAACTGGTGGAGTATATCCTAAGAAAACACCAGTAGTTATAAGTGGATTTGATCCTGTTACTTATGGCGCAATGGTAGGTAAACTAGTAAAAGCACCAAACGGAAAAACTAGAGTAGTATCTAACGTGCTTATGTTAGTTAATCCTACAGATTATTTTACAAGAGTATTCCCAGCAACAACAGTAAGAGCTATGGATGGAACTTATAGCCATGATGTATTCCCATTTCCAACTACAGTTATCCAAACATCAGCAGTTACAGAAGGACAAGCAATATTTGGATTAGCTAATAAATACTTTATGGGAATTGGAGCTGGTACAACAGGTGGTAAGATAGAATTTTCTGATGAATTTAGATTTTTAGATGATGAAAGAGTATATCTTACTAAACTATATGGTAATGGCCGAGCATTAGATGATAATGCATTTATACTAGGCGATATAACTGGATTAGTACCTGCTACACTTGAAGTATCAGTAAATAACATTGTTAAGACTAAAGAACAGGCTTAATTGAGAGGTGATCTAAATGCCTGAAGGATTATTAGAAGCTATAAAGGCATATTTACACATAACATGGGAAGATACTAACACCGAAATCAATATAACTGGAATGATTAATCGAGGAATGGCACGCTTGCAAACTATTGCAGGGGTGTCTCTTGATTTTACCATTGAAGATGATGCTAGAGCGTTGCTATTTGACTATGTAAGATACGCAAATAGTCAAGCATTAGAAGTATGGGAAACAAATTTTGCTAGTGAATTGATGGCATTACACATTAATAGTTTAATAAATTCTGAACCTGATGTAGTGGTAGAAGTATGAAAATAAAAATAGGTAATATTGAATTTTCGAATTTTAATGATGGTGTGTGTAATATTTTTACTACTGATGAAAATGAAGAAAGACTTCCAAATAAATATACAAGTTTAGGATTTGAAAATAGAGTCCTAGGTTTTAAAAGATATTTTGAAGCTTCAGCTAGACAAATTAACATAAATCGAGTTATAAGAATACCTCAACTAGGCAATATAGATAACTTTGATTTTGTTGAAATTGATGGCATAAAATATGGTGTTAAAATGGTACAACCTATTTATGGTACTAATCCACTTAGTACAGATTTAACACTAGATAAGGCGAGAATATGAAATTAACAAATATTGATAATTTAGCTAGTGCAATATTAAGTGAACTTCAAAATTATAGTGAAGAAGTTACGGTAGGTATTAAAAAGTCGGTTGATATAGTGGCAAAAGAAGTTAATGAGGTAATAAAATCACATATTACGTTTAAAGAACACAGTCGTGATTATACTAAAGCTTTTAAAATTAAAAAAGTAGTAGATAGCGAATTTAACAGATCAAGAACATGGTATGTAGGTGATGGCCAATATAGATTAACACACTTATTAGAAAAAGGTCATGCACTACAGCAAGGTGGAAGGGCCAGGGCATATCCACATATTAAGTTTGGTGAAGAACTTGCTATAAAACGTATGGAAGAATTATCAAAGGAGGTAATAAAGAATGCTGGACATTAAATCATGGTTGGAAACTATAGGACTTAAAGTATCAGAGGAACGTTTTTTAAAACCTCCTGCTTTACCTTATATTGTTTTTATGGAAGGTACTGATGTAACTGGTGCTGATAGTAAAAATTGTATATCAGATAAAAATATAAGCATTGAATTGTATTCCAATTTAGTTGATCATGTTTCAGAAACATTAATAGAAAATTTATTAAATGAAAAATCAATAAATTATAAAAAAGATCGTAT